CGGTTAATCAGGCGCACCTGTGGCGGCTTATTGGCGTCATCCCTGCTGACAATATAGGGTTTCCCCTCGGTGAGCACCACGGCCTCCCAGACGCCAGCAGCGTTGAGGTATGAAACGATGCGCACGATCGGCCAGTCGACTTTCAGTTTGTCCTCATCCATGAAGGCGTGAGGCTGGCCCGGTACCGACGGATACATGTACTCCCCTGACCACACCAGAATACTGTTTACGCCCAGGTTCGCGACACCCGCGCCGCACTGCATCGGGTGCCAGCCCTCAGTCATCAGTGCCTCTTCGCCAGCGAACTCATCCGGGCAAAGCAGGAAGCTGGTCTGCGCCGGCAGTTCGCTCGCGCCAACGTATAGCATGAGCGCATTCTCTTTGTCAGCCACGGCCATGTACCAGCGAATCTCTACCGCATTGGGTGGTGCCGGCGTCGTCGCCGTCAGCAGTACGGATTCGCCCCGCCCCACCAGGATGGGATCCGAGTACGGAGATGGTGCAGACTCTTCGGCACAAGCCGTTACCCAGGTATGGCAGAACGCCAGCACCTGCGGCGGCAACTGGTTCTCACATTCTGCGTCCTCGCTATATGGCGGTGCCCAACAGTCATCGTCGAAACCAAACCCGGGGCAATCCTGTCCTTCAACTGCGGCAGTCGTCGGTGGATCACATGGTGAATTGATGCCAACCTGGACTGGCCCCTGTTTATCCATGATCCAGTGAGGACTGGAACGCCATAGCTTCCCGCCATCCACGTACAGGAACGCATCGGTGTCACCAATGTGCAGGGGATCTTCCGCGATGGGCGTGAAAAATTCAAAGCCCAGGTCGAGGTCACCGACCCGGTATAATGACTGGGGAGCCTTCGACATCAGGTTCCCCATAACTGACACTGCCTGCCCCCGCGCACGCATCGTCTTGATCGGAACGATAGCGCCACTATGGAGCAGACAGTTTTCTGCGTAGGAAGCGAAGTTAGGGCCGAGCTTTTCCGTCCTAACTTTTGGCACTACTCCCTGAAACGTTGTCTGTCTCATTGGTGTCTCCACACGGATTTGCAATCATGTCATGCAGTTTACCGCAATCAATGCTGAGCGTGCGGGTTTCGCAGTCATAAACGAGCGGGTCAACTACGTTCAGTCCTACGCCTCGAGCGATCGCCTCAATGGCGGCCACGGAGCAGACGGTGTAACTGAGCCGACTGTTCGTACTGAAACAATCGCAGTGCATCTCAGGACGCTCGATAGTCAGCACGTCACCTGCCTTCGCTACCACCTTCACCTGTTCACAGCATTCGTCACAACCGTCGGTCAGGTAAGCGTAGAAGTAGTCACCATCGCCCAGGTCTGGGAAGTGGGCACCGTGGCCCGTACGCAGGTACAGTGATGTCTGGTTCAGTATCAGCGTCTGTGCCGTATACCCCACACCAGTGTATGCACACGGCAGCGCCTTATAATGCTGGGGGCAATCAGGCATCTGTCACCTCCTGCTTAACCCACTCAGTGATGGCCACGCCGAACCACTCATGCGCCACGCAGGTACCGGGCGCGAAGTTCTTACGACCGGTGGCCAGCACATCGCGCACCACCGCAATCGTATCTGGCTTCATTCTGTCGGCGTAGTTCTCTGTATGGTTATAACGAACCACCTCGGAACGACCGGTACAACTAATGACAAGGTAGCAGTGATTGCCGATACCGACAGCATCGAGCGCCTGCGCATGTCCACGACACAAAGTGATGGTGTCCTCACTGGCCTTCACCCCATTAGCAAGCGTGCTACTGAAAAACTCTGCTGGCTTTAGCATTTCTCCACCCCGTCAATTTTAGTGATGCGGCCGTACGCATCGACGTCGATGCAGGTGTTGCATTCCAGGCAGTATGTGCCCGGGGACATCACAGGGGACTCACCATTCACGCAGGACTGAACAAACTCACAGAGCTGCGCTGGATTCCACTCGACCACGAAACATGCGCCGGCAGGGAACTCCTGGATGAGCGTATGGTCTTCGCCCCGCCGCACTTCCAGCATATCGCCGCTGGCTCCCGTAACCAACACAATCTCACGCTTCACCCCACTGTACAGCGTGCCGTAGTAGTGGGTACCGTCAGCCGGTTTAAAGTACGCACCCATACCTGTGTTCAGGTACAGGAACAAATCTGTCGCGCCGACCTTGCGCGTCACTTTGGTCTGCAGGTTTAACTTAGTCGCATCGATCACTTTTGCATCCTCCACACTCTGGATCATATTCCCACGGCTCTTCGTCGACTTCCGGGCGGTCACAGCAGCATACTGACCACGGCTCGTGGCAGCGACCGCAGCGGTCATCCTCGGTAGGCTCAGTGCTATGGACGTTCACTTTCGCGAACGGCTTATAGAACGGGAGGTACTTAACGGGCTGGCCATCGACCACCAGGCGCACGTACCAGTATCCCGGCTCGGCACGCAGGAACTCCGTCGGCCAGCGGAAAACCACCTGACCATCCGTAGTCACACGCAGGGGCTTCACATCCCATTGCCAGTCACAGTCGCATGGCCGCTTAAACTCCATAACCATGCAGCGCTGCAGGGCCATAAACGGGCGATCACCACAGACAGAACGAATATCAAAAGTACGCTCCACCTCAAACTCACGAATACGGATAGCATCGCGTGCATGAAACGGTGGGCATGGGTCTGGTTTACACTGGGTAGGGCAGCACACCGGGCCGTCCGACTCACAGCCCGGGTCATAAACCGGGAAGCATTTGTCGTTACGTTCACACGGTGTGACCTGCACGTCACCATTTTTAGGGTAGACTTTAATGGCCATTACCAAACACTCCTGTGGCCGCGCCGGCGGTGCATACGCGGTCGGCTATGAGAGAAGTTGAATACCTTTCGCCCCTTGACGTCAGCCAGGATGTCCTGATACTTCGCCTCAGCAATCGCCGCCCGACTCGCGCTGACTACCGCGGTACCGAACATGCTATGCAATGTGGCCAGTGCCGCCTGCTGAACCGCCGGCAGATAATCCTCATAGAGCTTGTCCGGGATCTCACAGTCATCGCGGCCAATCTTCCAGGAGTATTTCATCTCGAAACAATCGCATGGGCCTGGCTGGTCAAACAGCTTAATAACGTCCTCGTGGTCATCACGAGCCCAGTTATCAAATGGTGTGCCGTTGCGCGTCACGCCGATAATACCTACGAGACGTCGGCACTCGGGGAGATCGATAAAGTATTCGTCCACACACTCCTGGACTGGGATTGTCCAGTAAGCGGTGAAGACCTGGCTCTCCGTCATGAACCGTACGACCGCATGGCGAATCGCTTCCTGCAACTGCAGAGGTTCAGCATCCGGGGCCATCAGCTCAACGCTGGGCATGAAGTCACTGACTTGCACGACGGGCACCTCCTGTCGGGTTGATCAGGAGCATCGCGTTATTCCAGTGCACTGCAGCTCGGTCACGAGAAGGCACCGCCTCTGTGTCGTACATGTGCGCATAGTGCATCATCAGCTCGAGCACCGCCGCGCGCAGGTGTACCGGAACATCAATGTCCTCATCTTCTGATTGCGCCTGCGGTGCCGAGGCGCACTGCCCCTCGACCTGCCAGCCGGCATCGTTCGAATCCAGCGGTGGGAACACCTCGAAAGAGGACTCCCCCAGCTTGTTGAAGTAGTAAGGGCCGTTATCGTCTCCGCATAGCTTGCGCGTACGCAGTGACCCACGAACTGTACCCTGCACCAGATCCCGCACAAACCGCCCGTTCTTATCCAGCAGAGTATACGGGGGCAGGAACCGATCGCAATCCTCGAGCTTTAAGCTACTGCCGGGGGTCAAGGTAATCGCCATCGGCGTAGCAAACGTCTCCGGCTTGAGGTCGGCAATAATAGAAACCGCCCAGTTAAAAGCCGCCAGTAACTGCTCCTTCTTCCAGGTGGTGTACTGGAATCCGGGCTCCTGGTCGACCAGGCGGTCGGATGCTTCCTTGATTAAACTGGACGGTTTCATAATCACCCCTTAATCATGTCCGGGCTGAATGCTACAGCCAGGTTCTCGCGCAGCTCACTGGCATCGTCTTTGGTTGGCAGCGCCGGCGCTTCCATCGGAATGCCGTGGATCACGCGATCAGCATTACCCTCTCGCAACGCCTTCTCGTTATGAGCGATGACCATCTTCGCATCGTCGATGTCGTAGATATAGGTGACGTCGTAACCTAACAGCGCGATACGGTCACTCACTGCACCGCTGAACGGGTATACGGAGCCATCACGGCTGATGACCGCGATCGGGTTATCACCCGCGTTCTTTGGCCCTTTCAGTTTAACCTTGCGACCGCTGGTGGTTGAGGACGCATTGCTTCGCGGGGCCAGGATAGTTGGCTCGCCAACGAACTGTGACGCATCCATAGTCCCCACTGGGTGGATGACACTACCATGCTTACGCGGTGCCGGCGTCTCTTCGGCCTGCTGCGCCTGGGCGGCTAACAGCTCCTGCGTCTCGATGTCAATTTCAGGTGGCGGGTTAAGCGCCTCCTGGGCTTCCAGAATACTTTCAAGCTCTGTCGTGTCGACGGACGCCGCCGGCGCAGGCTCTACTTTACGACGGGTGGTGACAGCAGGCGTATTTTCAGCGGTATCCTCTGCACCTTTCTTTGCCACGCCAGTACCACGGCGACGGCGGGTAGTTGATTCTGCCATTATTTTGCTCTCCAGATATTGATAAGGGGGCATATAGCCCCCTTAAATATACCGCTTCCTTACTGGCGTAACAAATTAAGAGCCAGTGGAACCGGACGGTTTTTTGTTCGGCGCACAGACGGCGTCAGGATACTCGGTTTCACACGGTGCCGGTGCACACTCGCATTCGTGCTCATCCCAGAAATCTTTGACCGCCATGTAGATGCCCATGCAGGTGTCGAACGCCATGTCTTTGTCGTCGCCATCCTTCTCGGCAGTAAACGCGAAACCGATGACACCGTTGTCGGTGGTCATGTAAGGCATCGGTTTACCGGAGCCCGCACCTTCGGCTGCCGCACCACGTGGCACGTTGACCTTAACAGTGCGTTGAGGAACCTCTACATCACCAGTCGCAGTACCTGCTGCTGCACCAGAGGCGTCTTTCACCTGGAAGGTTACGCCTTTGATTGTGACTGCAGGGACAGTTGCATCAACCGTGGTAGTGCCGTCGCCGGCTGCGCCTGTTTCGCCTGCGGCTTTCGTACCACCGGTACCTGCGGCCGCGCCGGATGCTTGCGCCGGCACCACACCGTAGTAGTGGCCAGTCTGGGACAGGTCAATTTTGAGGTCAGAACCGTCAACCGCGACGACTGCCAGACGGGTACCGTCATCCTGCTCAATGAACGGGGTGATGGTACCTGAACCTGCGCGCTTCACGTGGAAAACAATGTAGTCGATCAGCGTGCCGGTACCGAAGATGTGGGTGGCCAGCTCATCGCCGGTAGCCAGCACGATCGGTTTGTCATCTGCTTCACCGTTAATGGAGAAGTCAAACCCGTTCCACACGTAGCTCTGGGTATCGATGTGCTTCTCGATTTCCAGAGTACGACGTTTGTGGTGCTCCGCGTAATTAACGCGGTAGTTACCAACGCGGCCGGAAGTCTGTACCGACCACGGCAGTTGCAGCAAGTTGCCGCCGTCATGAATTAAATAACGCATATGTTATTACTCCGCATTTTCGTCAATGGTTGCGTACAGTACGACAAGAGCTTCCGGTCGGATGGTCTTGAAGCCATACACCTGCAGACCCTGCCAGTAGGTGGAGAACGAGCGCGGGTCGTTATCGACAACGCGGTTCTTATTCAACTGGGTTACGAATGCGATCGCATCTTTGCGGCCTGCAACCATCGCATAGGCGTACACTTCTGCAATCGGATCCCACAGGATTGGCAGCTCGAGGGTAACGATGAAGTCGAACCCTACCATGCTCGGCAGCATCTCACCGTTCAGGAGAACGATAGACTTCTGCAGACCGGACACGCACACGCTGTACAGCGGGGAGTGCACGTTATACAGCAGCAGAGAGAACTGTTGCGGCACAATCATGAACAGGTCAGCAGCCGGAACATCCTGCTCTGCCAGCACTGCGCGCACCTGCGCCAGCACCATCGGGAAGTTCTTCGCGGTCAGCACAACCGGGGAACCCAGGGTACCCATGTTGTAACGGCCGGTCACGATGCCCGCGCAGCGACCTTTGTTGTACTTAGAGACTTCGTGCGGAACCTGGATCAGAATCTCACGAGTGATCTGTCGGTCGAGCTTACGCGCTGCGTTTTTCTTAAACGCATTGACCCACATATTAACGTTAGCAATCTGAGCCTGGTCTACCTGGTCGAGCTTTAAGTTCCAGTATTTGGCGCGGTCGATCACCATGCGGATGATGTCCGTGTTCAAATCGGAATGGCTCAGGGTTTGGTTCTTCTGGTAGTCGAAGAGTTCCGCTTCCGGTTCACGACGTAAAATTACTTCGGAGCCGGTGCTCTTAATTTCTGACGGAACGATGTTGCTGGTGGTGAACTGAGCAGTCACACCATCATGCTGGAATCGTTCCACCAGATCGCGAGCAAAGATCGGGTTGTTCAGTCGGGAATAAATCGGATACCCCGACGCGCTCGGAACAATAGCTTGTGCCTTTGGCATAAATCACCTCTATGTTACATGGCCCCACAAGGGGGCCGGTTACACGCCGGAGCGTTATTTATCGTAGTCGACACGACCCTCGGCCGCGGCTTCCTCGAACTTGTTCACGATGACCTGCAGCTTATCACGAGACAGCAGCCCCTGATCAGCGCGAGCGTACGCCTCATTCAGCTCAGACATACGCAGCATCTTACGACCTGCAGGACGTGAACTCGGTGCGCTGGCCGACGGCATACCCGGTGCCGGCGTCTCAGTGCGGGTGGTCTTGCTGCGGTTCTTGAACGTGTTCAGGACGTTCACAACACCCTGAGCATTACCACTTTGATAATGGTTCTGGATGATCTGACCCGGCGTCACGCCCAGGCTGGGGATCACTGTATCGCGAAATGCCGCCCACTGCGGGTCGCTGAGCGTTGCATCCACGTCCGGCACCTGTGCACGCACCATCATGTCGAGCTGCGTACGTGGGTTCTGTTTGGTGCTCTGCTGCATCTCTTCGAGCTTATCTTCCAGCTCCATGTTACGAGAGAGTACATCGCGCATGGTGTCACGCAGGCTGCTAAGGGTAGAGCGAGAGTGGTATTCAGCCATCCGCTCGATCATTGGCAGTGATTGCTGGAACTGTTGACGCTCTTCCGGTGTTAACTGTGGTGCTTCCGGCTTACTGAAAATAGTGTTCAGTCGGTCGTCCAGTTCTTTCTGGCGTTGAGCACGCTGCTCTTCACGCTGGCGCTGTGCTTCCGCTGCAGCATTACGACGCTGCTCTTCGGCGCGACGCTGTGCTTCTTCACGACGCTGACGAATATCTTCGTTCAGGTAGTTGGTCAGGTTTGGATCTAACGCCGGCTGCTGTTGCTGGCGGCCACCCTGTTTACCTGCTGTATCGTCATCATCGTTCAGATGCAGCTCAGGGTCATCGTCCAGAAGCGACTCGTACTCAGTCTCGCCTTCGCGTGGCGTCGTATCGAGCAGGCTATCCAGTTCGTCGTTTGAGAAAAAAGGTTGTGGCATGATCGCTCTCTCTTAGTTATTTAGTGGCCGTCGGGCGCAGAAGCTCGTCGACCAGCTCTTTCAGCGCAATAACTTGTCCTCGCAGAAACTCGCTGGCCGGCGCGGTATTCTCATACTCATCACGTTTAGCCTGCAGCTCTGCCTGCATTACTTCCACGAGTAGTCGGAAGTTCTGATTCTGACGCAACTGCGTCATGTTCACTTTCGTACGGTCGATGTTCATTTAACGTCACCAGATGTGAAACCCGCTACAGAATATGACGCTACAGTGATTGTACCACTGGATGGGCTATTCTCAATAAAACGGTAAGCCCCCGGCACATTCAGAATCAGCGGCGTATTCTTTGGAGTTAAAACTAAAGCCTGACCGTCAGCGTTCAGGTCAGCCCATAATTTATCTGGAGCATCTACCGTGTCCGATAGTGCATACTGGATCCGGTACTCAACATCGTCGACAGCTTCCGACAGGTGTGCAATACCGTACTGGCCATTCTTAACCAGGAGAGAGCGGGGTGGTGTCGTGCAGCGGCTGCTCATCAGTTAAGCTCCTTTATGTCTGTGGCAAACAGCACGTCGTGAGCTTTCTTGTACGCCTGCAGCAGCAAACGTTGCGTCTCACTCGCGGGGATATTCTCATAAACCTCACGTGCTTCCAATACCTTCGCGTCCAGAAAGCGACGCATCTGGCGTCCCGTATGCGATGTACGGAACCATTGTAGCGCCTGCCATTCTTCTTTAGTCACCTGGGCCTCCATCGAAGATAGCACGAATGACACTAAGTGCCGCGGCGTCTGCCGGCGATATTGTGCCGACAGACTCCTGCTCGTGAGTCGCTGCACCCACACCCATGTTCCTCTCCAGGAGGGCCCGGAGAGGTTTGGCTTGTGGCTGTAAGCGGAGGCTTTGCAGGGCCTCTTCTACGCGACCTTTTTTAACCATTTACAAATACATCCCAGTTAGTCGACCAGCCGAATAACGTCTTCGTTGCCTTGTCGTATGCTGCTAATGCCATCCCGTTTGCTGGCGTCACGACGCGGCGTAAATTTTCGGGTCTACCGATGACATCTGGCCCTTCGCCATAAGGGTCTTTATTCGTCTGACCCTCTAGCACCCATGTGAAATCGACCCAACCAGGGCTGTAATCCGATATAAAGAACTGCGTCGTTCCGTTCATAGTGAAGTTACACTGGCGCGTCAGTATACTGACCGCTGTGCCGATAGCTTCGTGGTCACTGTTAACGGTGACATCACATCCTGAGAATTGGATCTCCTGGTTATACCAGCACCAACCACCGCCCGTAATAGGCCCGGCACCGGTCTGCTGAAACTGCACCTTACATCCTCTGAATACGATCGCACTTGACGAACTCACAGAAAACCCCGTCCAACCTACAATGTTGTTTTCAGCATTATCCACCCGCGTATCGATAATCACCGTAGGCCTTTTCAGTCGGGCATCGGCTTCTGGGTAGTAGCCGTTACGCGCCTGGATGTCACCAAACAAAGGGTCATCATAGTAAGTGATCGTTAGTCGCCAGGTTCCTTCGGTCAGGAACACTCGACGTGTTGGCTTAAACGTCTCGCCGGCACGTAGGTGGATATTGTAAGCCCCTGGGGCATTACGTTCCCGGATAATATCCAATGCTGCTTCGATCGTTTTCAGGGGTGCAGCTCTGGTGCCCGCATTACTGTCGTTGCCCAGTGATGTTGACACATACAGTGAACTGATATCTGCGGGGGCCACCGTACCGTAATACAGACCGTTATCCCTGACCTGCAACATGTTCCCGCCATCTGGAGATATCTGTACGCCTAACTTATCGTCGGGCTTACCCGAGCCTTTCAGTGTCTGGTCATGACTCACATTCAACGAATTGTTGATCGCGTTCATGATGACCGTCCAGGCGTCAGCATCACCAGTCAGCAGCTCAGCCAGTTTCTGCAGGTCGATGCCCAGGCAGTTACCTTCTTTCCCGGTGCCGGTGATGATCCCCTGATCGGATACGCATACCGTGATTTTATTATTCAGGGTGTCCAGAAACTCTTTCAGCGGCACTACGAACGCTTCGCACTGGGTGTTGGTCTGGATTACCAGGCCTTCGTCGTTGAAGTGGATGGACTCGAACAGCTCCCAGCACACACGGCTGAAATCGATGTCCAGAGGGTTTTCTTCGGTACCATCACCTGTCAGAGCACTATCACGCTCCACGTACACTTTCTTCAACGGATCCATGTCGACCGTGATCGTAGTGCCGTCGGCGCGGGTCAACATCAGGTTACGATCCGCATCGAGCTTACCGCTGACGATGTTACCATTCTTCAAGGTCTGCATCTGACTATCGACGTACGTGGCGATGTCAAATTCGACAGTCGTCCCATCACCTTTAGTCAGCGTAACCTTACCGTCAGCGCCTACTGTCGCACCGGTGATGTTTACCTTCTTCGTCTCAGACTGCACGTAGCCACTGAGGTCGACTTCCAGCGTCGTCCCATCCGTTGCGGAGAAGATCAGCTTACCTTCTGAATTAATCAGTGCACTGTTCCACCGCGCCCCGGATACTTTACCAGCGACATACCCCGCCAGGTCGATCGGGAACTCGGTACCGTCCTTCAACGTCAGCAAAATCTGGCCTTCGGACGTCAGCTTAAAGTCTTTCACTGTCCGATCCAGCAGACCGTCCAAGTCCACATCCCAGGTCTTACCCGCCTGGTCAGTTAACTTGAGGTGCGTACCATCGAGTTTGAGTTCCTCAATACCCGGGATGTTAATCTCACCGTCTTTGATGAGATCGTTAATCAGGTCTTTAAGCTGGCTGCACGTCACTACTCCGGTACCTTGCGGCAGGATGGTAGTGCTATCACACGCATTGAGGCCGCCCTGTAGTTTCCCACACAGCAGTGCATTCGCAATGTAGCTGTCGAGGTACTGCAGCAACTCTTCGTACGTGATGCTGCACCCGCAATTGTTTCCGCAATTCATAGATTCCTCCGTTAGCGGCAGCAAGCGCTGTTGTAGAGAACTGCGTCCACGATATCACGGCTCACAGGCTCGAACAGCAGTGTTAAATTATTGTCCGTGTCGACATCATCCTTACTGGCATTATGCGCGATCTGATCCTGTATGCTAAAGGTGTACTCGCCCGGTGGCAACATCATCCCCGTACAGGCCCAGTCTACCGGTACTGCATACCACCCTGGGTCACACCCGTTACCGCATTCTATGGCCCTCTCAATCTTAACTTTGATCGACCTCGCCGGAATACAGTCATGCTGCCACAGTACATGAACAAGGTGGGTGCTGCTCAACGTCAGACGTTGGGGGTCACCGAATATCCCCTTCTCTTCATCGTCATTCTCGCCCGTCGCGATAAGCCTGATGTTCCTCGGTGAGCAGATGACACACTCAGGACAGTCGCCTATCGCTGGTGCGCCCGCTGTGCACTCGTAGTTCTCCAGGTAGATGTGGACATTGAAGTCCATGAACAAACATTGTTTAGCCATCAGCTCAGCCCCGTCGGATTGTTCATGTTATTGATGGTGTCGACCGCGTTCTGGCTACGGCCATCCAGTGGCACCTGTGATACTGGCGACCCCGGTTGGTTCGGCACCTGACCCGCTTCGGCCCCTGGCTGCACACCTGCCATACCGAGGTCGCGCGCAATCGCATCCTGCGCGGCATAATTCGGCAAGCCTTTGGTGTCAATACCGTTCGCCTGCAGCAGTTTCTCGAGCAGGCGCATGAAGTATTCTGGCGGTACCTGTACGCCCTGGGCGAATGGTGCCAACGACTGCAGCGCCCACTCCAGTTTGCCTTCCTGCTGTTCCTGTTCCTGCAGCCCACGGATGCCGGTTGCACTGACGTTGACGTCACCCTTGATGGTGTCGTCGTCATTGTACATCAGCTCAAAGTCCACGAATCGCTGGATCATCGGCTCGATGACATTACCCTCAACACGACGCATCGCCTTCTTCACAGGCTTACTGGCCTGGTTCATAACCATACTGATGCCGCCGGAAGTACGCCCGAGAGTCGCTGCACCCTGCATGTTACCGAAAGCGATTTGCGGGATGCCCACGAGCTGGTATGCAATCTGCGTGAATTTGTCATAGACCGCCATCAGCTCCTGGGCGAGTGAGGGAACATTATGCCAGCGATATGCCGGGTTGCCGTTCGCACTGGACTTCACCGCCTTCATCATCAGCGGGTAAACTTCTGTCGGGTCATCATCCCCGAGAACACGTGATGTCTCCACTTCACCCATAGGGCCAGAAGAGAAGCCCATATTGCGCACCAGCGCGCGCCCAGCGGCCGTACACTGTAACTGCGCATCTTTGATTATCTCAACGACAGAACGCCCCCACAACTCGCCTGGGCGCAGATACATGCTGGCTGCATAATACGGCCGGCGCTCGAGTTCATCTGGGTTAAGCACTGCCTTAATGACAATATTGTCGACCACCCACAGTTCCGACTCGTACCACCGACGTTCATCCTCCACCTCGATGCCGTACTCCACCAGATCGGCACCACGAATCTTGCCGTTGAAAATCAGCACGTCATAGAAGCCACGGTCATCTTTAATGATGTCATCGGTTTCCGGGTCAGCATCTGGTCGGCTATCGTTGCCACCAACGGTGTACGGGATAATGAAGCTGGTGTGCTGTTCGAACACTTCTGCAATACCATCGGAGTCAAACCCCGGCATACCGATCATGTTCAGCAGGTCGTTACTGCTGTACCGGGCACGCTCGATAACATACTCACAGGTGTTCAGGTCACGAGCATGGGGTGATGGGAAGATGTCGAACGGGCTCACCGTATACACCTTACGTTGCATCTCATCAGTTACCTGCATGGTCGTGCCGTTCCAGCTCTTCACCTTCGCGAACATGGCTACCGGCCCTTTCATGAAGCCCGTAGGGTACACGATGAAGTTCTGCAGGAAATCATCGAACGCTGCTTCAAACCCGCTCTTCTTGAGTTTGTCATTGACGACGGTAGTCAGCGCTGCAGCGCGCTGTTTTGCTTCTTCCTGTTGGTACTCGAGTGTCGTCTGGTACATCTGGCCAATGATGTTACGCATGTCATCAGGACTACGGCCGTACTGCATCATGATCTGCTCGAGGTTCTGTTCGATTGCGTCCTGTAAGTCAGCCTCCACTTCCTCTGGGAGTTGAGCAATAGGGGCTGGCTCCAGGACAAATGGCTGTGCAGAAATCGGATCAAGGGTATCAACCATCATTGACTGCACCTGCTCTGACAACGGCAGGGTGATGTTCATAGCCACCTTGAACTCGTCGGTTTCGTCAAAGTCAGCATCCTGAGAGGTATCGATCTCCCCGTCCAATACGCGCAGGCAATCATGGCACCGCTGGTGTGGCTCTCGGTTTGCGTCCTGCGCTTCGCTGAACTTAGCCTTCACCATATCACCGAGGGCGGTACTGATTTCCTCTTTCTTCTTACTCCATGCCATAATGATTACGCCTTCGTTTTTTGACCAGAAGTACGGCATCCGGTACGTTTGCCGCCACAGCGTGATTGCTGAGTTTTCATGGTTACCTCCTTAGTTTGCCTAACCCAACCTGGTGCATGTGCTCCGGGTTGGCCGAATGAATCGCAATGTCGAGATACTTCATAAAGTTCTCGTTGCCGGCATCGAGATTTTTACTGATGTAACTTTTGTTAAATGCCGCACCACCTTTGAACAAATCTTTCCAGGCCTGCGCCAGTAGCTCATCATATTTTTTAAACTGGCTAAGGGCTATCATAGTGCTGAGGATCGGTACAAGCTCTTCGGCCAGGTATGGCTGATTGTCCGGGTAGTTGTTGATCTTGTCTACCTGGGTTCGCAACACCGTGGCGTACTTCTCTGGTGCTTCATCAGCTATCTTCATGACCGTTGTCAGGTTCATCGTGTCCTCCGCAGCAGTGACCGGCGACTTCTGGCGTGACTCTTTATACGCTCATCTTTCGTCTTAACAGCATAGGTCGAATCGAACCCCAGGCATAGATACTGCAGCGCATCCGCTAAGTCTGAAACCCAGTTAACGTGGCTCTTCGTCGGCTGTTCCTGGACGATCTCACTGTCGTGTGCCCCTTTAATTTCAGGGTAAATATAACCAGAAGCCAGTGCATCGAGTAGTAGTTTACACCGGGATGATATACGGAGCATAGGCTTACCGTCTCTTCCCAGTTTTGTCAGGCGCATACGCACTGCTTCGAGACGTGGGTGCATGTCATTTCGTGTCGCCCAGGTGACCTCAATCGGTACGTTGTGCGAACGCAGTACCTGGAAAGGTGAGATATCGATCGCCTGCGTTTCATCGTCCCCCGCGGGGTCGCCCCAGGCGTGCAGGATCTTCGACCGTGAATAACGCTGCTTAATCACTGGCTTAACCGATCCCTTATACAGCGTGTCGATAGACATACTTTCACCGACGATTTCATCGGTCACCACCAGGCCGCCGGCCTCAGTGCATATTGCCACCAGACAAACCGGTGTTCGCCCAAAGTCAAACGACATCATGATCGGCGCGCCGGCGGGGACTTCCACATCACGCTCATCGATCCTGTGGAGTCCGTAGTTGAATTCCGGGAACACGACCTTACCCGATTTGAGGTCAGCAAAATCACCTTCCACGTACGCGATGATGGAGTCGTTATCATCCCCCAGCATCTTATAGTAATAGCCGTAGCCTTCTTTCAGGTTGTGGATGTTCTCTGCTTTTGGGTTAGGTAGCCAATCGTCTCCGGGCTTCGCTGGGCGCAGCAGCGCCGGCGGTTGCCGGAATAACTCGAAGTACGGCCGGTTCATCTCTTCTTCGTACTGCCGCCACTCCGGCTTCGGACGAGTGTACCAGTCATACAACCAGTGGTTCTTCTTCGGGCCGTTGGTCGTCAGTATCATGCCGCTCCAGGTCGCACCTGTAGGAACGTCAGCCATTGACGGGTAACGTCCGATACGCTTCTGTGCCGCCTCGATAACTTTCAGGCTGATCTCACTGGCCTCATCCACCAGTACGCCGGTCATCTCTGCACCCAGCATATCCGACACCGCCTTCGGATTATCCATCGCCACGAACACGAACTGCGCCTGCACCATCGTGCCGTCTGGTAACGGGAACACCAGCATGGCTTTCGGCGTCGGGTTCTCCCTGACATCGCGCTCATTGAACATCGGGCCGATAGCCGTCTTGTAAGAAGCGATGGTGTTATCACGCAACTGTCGGAACGTGTTACGAATGATAAACCACTTCGTCGGCCGCACCTTAGTTACGGGGTTTGGCTCCTGCAGGATCGACCGAATCACCAGCTCTTTGAAAGCGTATGTGGTTTTCGCCGAACCGGCGGGGCCAATCACACCGCGGATGTATGCAGCACTGGCCGCAAAATTTAGCAGCGTCGGGTACCGATCAAAACTTAGATCAAACATTCTCAGCTCCGTGTTCAATCACAATACCGCGTAACTCCTGACTCTTAGGGTGGTTATGCCCAAAATTAAATACAACGTTCACGGCTCCGCCGCCACCACTACCCGGCGATCCATCAGAGTTAAAGCCGCTTGCTCGCGGTACCGCATCAGCCATCGTGGCCAGAAATTGGATAGCCTTCATCCGGTCAGCATCTTTGGCTCCCGGGTTGTTGGCGATCTCGTAGGCGTTATCCAGCCCCGCCTCTAGGTACATTGCTGCCCTGGCGCGCACCAGTCCTTTCGTATCGTGGTTGATCTCCGTCCTGATCGCCTGGATGCGCTGGGCAAACTTCTCGTTCTCCAGCATCTCCAGAAGCTGCTCTGCTGTGATGTCGTGCGCCGCCAGGATCTCATCGCGGTGAGTATCTCCGAACACCGCCAGGTCACGAGCAAGCTGCTCTTCCTGCACCATCGCGCGCTGCAGGCCTGATTTGAGTCGGCGGTCGAGAATGTCGAGACTGTGCGCCTTCTTGAGCGCGGCGTTAACTTCACGTAGCGGCTCCGGCAAATTAGCCTCGGGTTTGTCCAGGCCGTGGAACGCTATATACTCGTCCCATTCGGTACCAGGTTTTAAGAATCGAGGTTTCGTTCCTAATAACATACGCTCTCCGGTGGTGCTATGGCTTCATATCCTGACGGGACTATCTTTGAATCAGCGCAGACATTCCCAGCATTTACTACCTTCGGTGCCGCCTGTTTATTCCCAGACGGCTGTGTCTTCCTGAACCCTTGCTACTTTGGTGATGGCTGCGTTTTTGGTGTCGTCAGATTATCATACGACGAACCGCGCCGCCCTCCGCATGAAACGGGTACTGGTTGCTCGTTCGCACCCGGTAGCATTATCCGCTATGTCCGTATAGGTGAGGCTAATATTATACAAGACCCTGACACTTATGAACCTGTATCGCAAGGGCCTGACACGCTGGTGGGTAACCAGCACCATAAAGAGTGGCCAGGTGAAGCGACTGCTACCGTATGCGCACGCTGCGGCCAGGTCGTGTCAGGAGATAAGGTGAGCCATGACTGGTGTGGTGCAAGCACAATTACCGGCTTCGATGTGGGTGACGCTACAGTTAAGCATACTGACTACTGCATAGGTGAGTAATGGAAAAGCATCAGTGTAAACCGATAACGATCTACAGCCACCAGACCGCCACTAATAAAACGCTGACGGAAAAGGTGGGAGACTATACGGCTACCTATAAGGGTCGTGCATACAATCTCCCCCAGGAGTTCAATGACAGCTCCGCCTGCGCACCGGTGGTGTACGGAGACGGATGCTGCCCTGACAGTTAAATACCCACGCTAGTTACCACGAGTCCCGCTGCCGCCAGAACTTCCTGTAGCTTATTCACCCGCTGCCAAATCTGCTCCGTGGTCGACGTCGAATCCAGCGGCAGAATATCTGGCGGGACGAAATCATTCGGCACCCATACAAACTTATGCCAGTTGATAGCAGCGTCCGGGGTCTCGCCTTCTGCATTAGTAGCGTAGTTCTTATCAATATTAATATACAGATCGCCGTTAGCATCCATCGCCATGACGACCCCTGAAAAAGTACCAGTACGGCTTTTCCTAAATGCCCACGGCAACTGGAACACCACGCCATCAAACGTCGACGGTAATGTCTTGGCCTCCGGCGTCGCGGCCGTACCGTCACTGGCTTTGTAACTATAGAATGTCGGCGTAGAGTATACCGGGATGAGGCTGAGGCCGTTCTGACTTACATTGGCCCAGTTGACCATATTGGCTTTTACCCAGGCTTCTGTAGTCAGTGGTGACCATGAAGTCCATGCGGCTCTGATTAGCATACGGGTGTACGGCCCCGGACGGTCATTCAACATCGACGCATAAAAATACTGTGTCACTACCGGACTACCACCATTGCTGGAACTCTGGGCTTTCACAACGTCCATGTATACTTCGGAGTTGCTGTACACCGGTACCGGGAATCCAAGTGCACTACCACCATTGGCCTCACCCTTGATACGATACCGACCCGGACTGGTAACGGTAGTCAGTACTGTGCCCGCAGGAAGGTCAATAACGAATGCTTCACCGTACAGTCCATCATTCTGAACTGACAGGGCATTCTTAGCACTGGCCGATAGCGCCAGTTTGATCGGGTTTTCTTCCGTACCGGTACCACTTAACGGTTCCTGTACTGAGGCCTCCTGTGGCAGCACAAGTAACCCGCTCTTATCTTTCAGCAGGTTCTGCGGGTTGGGATCCAGCTTCACCGATAATGGGTCTGCAGTGGTGCCACTACCCGTCAGCGCGGTACCTTTAATGGTGACGCCATCCATCCCGCCGCCAGTCTCTGCGAACAAGCCACCATTCTCTGTGTCGATGGATAGTGCATTGCCGCTTTTCTTTGACAGCTTAACGGAGAAAAGACCATGCCGGTTAGTACCGTCACCTGCGACGGTGATGTCATCCCCGCGGCGGAAAGTATCCATCAACTCGTAGACAACACTCTCGTCACTACCGTCATCGTTAACCCAGTATTTCAGTAGGCCAGGCTGTTCTGTTGTAATGAACGCCTCCCCATTGGTCGTCATATACTTGCCGCCCTCGGTAGGCTCAATGAAGACATAGGCCTCTGACGATCGCGCATCCGGCTGCAGTGGGTCAGTGACATCTCCCCAGTGGATCACCTTAGTCTCTGTCTGCTTCTTATCGTGCTCCAAGAAGAAGCGGTCTAGCACTTCTTGCCGTGTCACCGTATCCATAATAAGCTCGACGACCGGAGCTTTTGTCACCTGCGGCACCGATTCCCCCGCAGGTACGATGAAGGACACATCTTTCACTGACCCATCTGACAGTTTGATGTGGAGCGTTACTTTCTGATTCTTAGCCATTATGTATCTCCTGCGTCTTAGGCATCAGCCTGCGTGACCGTGATGTCCACGATACCGACACCATCTTTACCGTCAACGCCATCTTTACCCGGAGCCCCCGGCTTGCCGTCAACACCGTCTTTACCCGGAGTCCCAGGCTTACCCTTCATGGATTCCAGGTAGGCCTCCATTGAGGTGTCTGCGCCAGGAGGCTGATGGCACGCCCAAATCTCGTACGCACTGGCACCGTCTTTACCCTTCTGCATCGGCCGCGGCTTACCGCGACGGCCGTTAGGCCCACAACATGTCATAATTACCTCCCGAGGCTCGTATTAGTTTGTGTGGCTCACGGGGATTATAGCGTGGGGTGGGTACTTCGCATACGAAAAAACCCCGGAGGTGGAAGAACCCCCCAGGGTGAAATCGTACTTCTGACTATCGCGGTGGTATCACCAGACTCTCTGGGGTTGCCCCTGACGCCGCTGAAACGCCAGGGGCGCGGTTCTCAGAGAGCGATCTGGTTCGAACCACAGACAGTTTAGGCTACATCGGTTCGCCAGGCAATAGCTCGTCGATTACTTTCCATACTTCCGGGAACTGCTCGGGCACCATACCAAACACCTGACCGTTGTCGGTCTTGATGAGATAGTGGCCCACCAGCACGTGCACCGGGCCCGCGAACGTATCCACCGCAATGTGGTGACGCCTGGTGCCTGACTCGTCCGGGACGTCTTTGATCGCGCCGGCGCGCAGGTCATCCTGGAACGCCGCCGGGATGTCGCCAGTCTCGGTCACCACCCACGCGCGGCCGCTGGGCTTGAGCAGGGTGATGCGCTTAGTCATTCTACCACCCTCCAGTCATTGGCCAGGACGTCAGTCTGCGACGGTGCCCAGGGCACGCGCTGATCATCCGGGTAGTTCAGGTAGATGTAAGGCATGGTCATCTTGCTGTGTGCATCAGGTTTCTGCAGTTCAACCCACAGACCTTTACCATTCCACCCATCGCGTTGCAGTTTCTTGCCGGCGCGCAGTTGAGATAACGCCATGCCGAAGCTGAGATCCTGTAGGCTGAAATCCTCACCCATTGGCCTGCTCCTTCTCGTACAGGCGCTGCTTGAGCAGGTAGCCTTCCAGCGGCCAGATTTTTTCGACGGCATTCTCGTACGCGATGGTTTCGCCCACGGTCTGGTTGTAGTTCTCCGGGCTGGCGCACGCGCTCTCGCCGGTAACCGTGAAGCCGTTCTGCAGCGTCAGCACGCAGATGGTCAACAGGCCGTGGTGGATGTAGTCCATCTTCTCGATCTTGCCGTGAATGCCGGACAGGGTGATGCGCGGCGCAACGTCAGCCCCGGCTTCCTTGATAGCTTGCTCGATTTTATCGCTCATGGTTTTTCCTTATGGGGGATCGCTCTCTTAAATGCGTAGCTTACCACGCACTACCTGCTCCCACGTCAGCGGTGTGGGGGCCGGTACCGGATGCTCCGTTTGTGCTGTGGCTTTGTTGGTACGCCGCTGCGAGGTGGCACCTGCGCCAACGGGTCTAATCGCATTGAGTCTGGTCGTTCGTCCACGCACTGAGTCTCCACCCTAACCATGAACTGCACTTTAAGGGATGTCCCCCGGCTTAGCAAGCGAGCGGCTCGGGGGACAACGGGGCAACATTGCGAGGTGTCTTTGGCATCGTACTGAAAGGAGTTGTGATGACCGCCCCACTGACACTATAGCCATTTACCTCGCGCGGCGCAAGGGTGTCAATTACTCCGGCCACGCCTTCTGGCACGCTAATCCTCTTTCGTAGGCGAAGTCAGCCGCTCGTGCATAGACTTCAACCAGTCTTGTGCTTTCGCTAAGCAGCTCGGTGTACATGCGCTCTCTCTCGGCTGCTGCTTTGCGTTCGCCGGTAAGTTCGGTAGACGCTCGTGCTGCACGACGATTGGCCGCGGCGAGTTCGTCCCGCACCCGGTCACCATCAGCGCGAGCAGCATCGGCAGCAGTATGGGCTTTAGCCAGTGCAATCTCCGCAGCCGCGCCTGCTTCATCCGCTTTGTCCTGACGTTCATCCTGTTTCTCCTTCGTCTGTGTCACCGTCTCAACGTTGGCCTGCAACGTCTCCACCTGTTTATCGAGTTTGCCTTTCTGGTACCCAACTACTGAGCCGCCCAGGCCGACTACCACCAGCAGCACCAGCGTCCACGCCTTGTCCTTCAACCACTCCATCGCTTCGTCCTCCGCGCACTCTGTGCGTCCTCCGGGAAAAATTCGGGCAGGGTCAATTATGGGGTATTGCTCGCTTAATGAACAGAGGGGGGTGGGTAGCTGGGCGTGCGTTATATAACGCGGCTGGGTAAGTGTCTGGGTCGGGGAGAAAATTTTGCAGCTTCGGGGCTTTGACGTGTAAGGCTACCCCTAGTGCGCAGGGGGGTGCCCCCGGCCCAGGCCCATATAGGGGGCCACACTCGCGCTATATAACGCGAAGCGGCGAAGAGACTACGCATAAACGTAGCGCCTGTCGTGCTTCGCTCGAGCGTAAAGGCGGCGCTTTTTGTGGTCGCGGTCGCTTCGCGCGCGTCGCTGGCGTAGTAGTTCCCCTCGAAATCGTTGCTTTACGTGGCCTGAATTCAGGCCAAAACAAAAAGAATTAAAATAACAGTTGACACAAGGCGACACGCGGCGCTATAGTGTGATTGCCCGGCGGGGTTAAACGCAAAAACTCACAGACTCAATCAAATTTAAAGGTGAATATCATGGCTAACGTAAATGCTAAAACTCTGAACGCTGTTATCGTCGCTTTCCGCGCTGAAATGAAAGCGGCAAAGAAAACCGCTGAGGCGATCGACGCCTTCGCCGTTGAATGTATGGACGCCGGGATCAAGCGTGCCGACGCTGCAAAGGCGCTGGCTATCGCGGTGCGAAAAGAGCTGTTAAAAGATCCTGAGTATGTAGCGCGTGAAGCTGAGAACGGCAAGCCGTTTACCAGTCTGAAAGCGATCTGCCGTAGCATTGAGAACCGCTGGACGTATTCATGTAACAAGCTGGGCTATACTGCCGACGAAAGCGCCGCCGCGCGTGGTGGTAAAGGTGGCAAGGCTAAACAAATCACGGCGGCAAAAGGCGCGGCGAAAACTAACGGTGGCGCGCCTGAGTCAAAAGCAGTGCGCCCCGGTGCCCTGAAAACTCAAGACGTCGCAGACAAGGCTGCCACGCTGAAAGCGACGGTGAACAATACCGCTATCATGAAAGAATTGGCGGGTATGGTTGGCACGCTGGAAAGCAAACAGCGCGTAGCAGTAGCGAAAATGTTTCTGGATGCGCTGAAAGATGAGGAGATCGCCGCGCTGTTAGCAGACTACGCCCCGAAAGCGTCCAAGACTCGCAAGGCGGCATGATGAATCTGTATTATCTGGCGGCCTTCGCGGTCGCCGTTATCCCCTCGCTAATCATGTTGTACTTTGATCCCCGCCGATAAGGCGGGTTTTTTCGTTTCGGCGCTTCGCGGCTTCGGCCTGAATTCAGGCCAAACAAATACAATTCAGGCTATATAAACATTCTGGCTTGCATAATACTTACAGTAACAGAACATTCCCGACGCGCTCACAGGGCGAGCCATAATGTTACAGTATTTGTTTTGACATTAATACAATATCCCACGTAATTTTTAGGGGCGATTATAAACATTCTGGCGCTGCGTTATATAGTCCCGCTTAGAGGACGTGTTACTATAAACACAAATCATGTTAATCCCGCCGCTCACGTAATTTTAAGGCACTGGACGTTTGTATTATACCGGTCTTACTGGGCTGGCGGGACGCGGGATATTGTGTATGCAACATGGGATATTATATTTGTATTGACGTGTTGTGTTACGACTTGCTGGCTTCGCTGGGCAAAAACCTTTAAAAACCAGTACTATATATAATAGATCTATAATTATTATTATATATGTTGCGCATATTCTTTTGTCATTTGGCACGACACGAGCCAGATAGATAGTCTCATTCCCAAATTTTCAGGAAAAAACTTTCGAGTTTCGCCGCGAAGCTGCGAAGCTCCCCCAGCCTACCCCCCTATCCCCGCGACTAGCGATCAAAACTTGCAAAGTATTAACACTGCCAAATCCCGCGCCCCGCCTGGCTTTACCCGCATACAAAAACAACTTCCCGCACCACCGCCACCGAATAATATAAATGGATGTTGTACTACCCGTAATTAGGTGGTTATAATAGCCCCGTAACAAGTGATCCATTAAACGGCCTGAAATTTCAGGCCAAAGCAGCAAAGAGACGAGGTGAAAAATGGCACGAGCAACGAAACAAATCATCTACCGCCCAGACACAATAATCGGGTTGCTGAACCGCTGGGATAACCTGCGGCCTTTGGGTGCGAATGTGCCCAAGAGCAAAACCCTGCGGATGTTCGGCCTGCCGGATTCCCGCGAAGAGTTCACGCCGAATGCGGCGGCGATGTATGGTCTCCTGCAGGGGCTTTCCGGCAGTATCCGCCAGCATTTTGCAGGTACCCGCGCAAACTACAATTCCTTCATGAGCATGTATTCCCGCTGGAAGCGTGACCTCGAGGACTTTCTGCAATGGAAATCGGAGATTGCCCAGCATAAGCGCAGCGAAGAGCTGTTAAGCCCGGAATATACAGCGGCGCGCGATGCGCTGGACAAGCCTGCAACGGGATGGGTCAGCTATGAGGCATGGCTGCAAATGCTGGGTAAAGCAGGCGTATTAGATCCCGCTATCATTGCGGCGGTACCGCGTACCATGATGGCCGCCCGTGAAAACATGATGCGCATGTATCAGGAATGGCTGGAACTGGAGGACGCGATAGAACCGAGCGCCGCCACCGTCCCCACTCATGAAGCGCAGATGCCGGGGTTAGTAGGGAAAGAGCTTGTGCGCGGCGGCGTGGCCATCCCTGAGCAGATTTTTAATGCGGTGGCCGACGTGCCGGAGATCGAGGGGATAACGCTGGATGGGATGGTCGAGGATACGGCGATTTTTAACAGCTATTCCGTCCGTAATGACATCCGGGCGAACATATCCGGGCGCGTGTTTATCAACTGCGTGTTTAATGGCGTCACGTTCCGGGGCGATACCGACGGGGCGATGTTCATCGCGTGTGATTTTGTGGGCGACTGCCGCGTGGTGACGGGTAAGAACGCCGAGAACATGACGTTCAAAAAATGCGTGACGGTTGACGGCGTGCTGTCCATGCCGAACACCTCGTTAACCGGGTTGCGCATGTACCAGTGCGGCGGGATGAAGGTCAACGTGCGGCGCGCGTGCATCGGTAACAGCCACATCGTTGACGGCTGGGTAGACTGCGGGCGCGCGGCGCATGAGAAAGCGCTGTGGGACGGCATCGAGAGGGTGGCCCCGCGTACCATCAATAACGCCGTGTGGGAGAACGGCGGCCTGCTGTATGACGTGCGCGGCGTGCCGGTGGCTACCAGCGAAGCGGCGAAGGCGACAGATGCGGCGTTTATCACGGCGACAATCAACGCGGTGATCCCGGCGAACACCCGATTGCAGATGGTCAGGAATCCACGCGCTGGCGGTACCATAAGCCGATGCGGCGCGGTGGCTGAGCAGGTCTTTGAAGAGGACGGCATTGATACCCGCGAGCTGTTTAATTACCCGTGGGAGCTGGCCGACGAGCGGCAACTGGAAGAGCAGGCGCACCTCGACTCCCTGCGCACCCGGGCGCGCGGGACGGCAAAAACAGTCGACGCCGAGCGGGACTATAACGAGAGCCGGGAAGTGACCGAAGCGCGGGCGGGTACGGCCTTGCTCGAGTCGCTGATCATGAACGAAGTTAACAATCAGTAACCCATACCGACACCATTTGCCCCGCCACTGCGCGGGGCTTTTTTGTGGCCTGAATTCAGGCCGGAAATGGGATTGACTACAGCAGGTAACAGGGAAGCGGCATTGTGATGTGCTGCGTGATGCCCGTGTGATGTTAAAACAATTATACGCGGATTACGCAAATTTGCGTAATGAACAAATTCATGGACTTACGATGCACTACGATGGGCGCGGCTATCCAGTACACCGACAAACTGGAAGCCCAGCTTCGCGTCGCTGCGCGGGGCTTTTTTATGGGCGAGACTTGACACAATGTAGTAGTCGTGTTATACTTGTTGACAGTTGGAGAAAGGCTTCAACGGCAATCAGTAAAAAGTGGCCAATACATAACGGCCTGAATTCAGGCCAAAGCGAGGTGAGTATGTCAGGATTCAAAACCCAGCCAGCGCTGTTTACCAAACTATTCAACGCCTTTAAGGCGGGAGCTAAACATGAAAGCAATTGAGCTGTTACTTTCCGATAGCCGCGGGATCTACATCCCGATGACGTTCGCCCAGGGCTGCCTGGGCTACCCGTCCGACAGTGAGAACGGGTGGGAGTTCTCCGAGGACGCGGCGCGGGTGCTGCTGAAAGGGCCGGACGATAACGAGGAATACTGGGAGGCGTGGGAGGCCATGCTCGACCGGGCGGTTTTCAAGCTCGAGGGCGGCACGTGGCGACTGTATCAGGACGGTGATCTGTGGGCGGTTAACTGGGACTGGATGACCATCGACGAGCGCCTGAACTGGATGGACGAGCTTGGCAAAGAGCCTGCCGATCTCTTTGAGCTTACCGGTACCGCCGACGACCGCGACACGCTCGAGGAACTCATGGCCGCGTGCAATGTGGCGGAGGAGAATTACCGCATCGAAGAGCATGGGTACCATTCCCTGTGGTTGCATATCATCGACAGCCATAACGACATACTGGTGTGGCGCGCGCCGACATTCCAGGCAAATTTTCAACACGACGTCATGCGCGAGATCAAGTTCTGCGAGAAGTGGATCAGCAAAGGCGCGACGTGGCAGACACATAGCGGAGATTAATATGGCCAGTGTGGTTAACGGGCAGGCGTTGTATCAGCTTGAGGTTGCCTACAGTAACCCAGCCGTAGGCGATATTGTACAGATTGATGGGCCGTGGGATACCTACGCCCGGATCATAGAACTGAAAGACTCGGGGTTCCACCTGATGCGTGGACTCGGACACAAGAAACCAATCGGCCTGAATTCAGGCCATAAGGATAAGAGATGACCAAAGAATTTGACCGTATCGACATGGTGACCAGCGCTGTGGCACAGCATATTTTCCATGCAGGGTTACCGGAGCACGTGAAGCTGCTGGCGTGCCTGCGGTTTGCACCGTATGTCAGCTTCATTCAGGACGAGCATACCCAGAACATACCGACCATCATCACCTATGTGTACGAACTGGCCGAAGCCAAGCGTGACATGCGGCAGGCGCTGGAAGGCGATGTCGTTAAGCACCCGGTATACAAAGCGGCCATCAAAGCGATGGAGAAGGTAGGCCAGGTGGATCAGAAGAACTTCCTGGAAGTGGTGAGCAGCAAGTTGTTCGAGCTGATGCTGGCGCACCATACCGAAATCGTGACGAGCCGCGTCATCAAAGAGGCCGAAGAGTCTGGCGATGGTTCGCAATCCGTAGGCGTAGCATTTGCACTGGAGAATGAAGATGAAAATCAGCAATACCATTGAGCAGATAGAAGCGCGCGCCCAGCGCACCCGTACACCTGCCGAGCAGACGCGGTATGTGATCTTCCACCGTCGCTGGTGGAAGCACAATTCAGAATGGCCGGATGGGCTGGAGCCAGCGCCGTCACGTCCACAGTTTATCAAAGAGGTGGTGGGCGACGTTGAGACTGCCCGGGCGGCGTGCCGTGAATGGCAGGCTGGTCACCCGCCTGGCCGACTGAGTGACAAGGCAGAGTTTCAGGAAGCCGGGGCATACTACCGGGCGTGGGGTTGACACAATGTAGTAGCTGTGTTATACTTAGTATCAGTTGGTGAGCAGTGGGTACCGACTAACCGTTCAACAGAATCAATACACGTTGGCCTGAATTCAGGCCAACTGATTAACCTAGCGAGGTGTCACATGGGTCACGAAATTTACAGCAACGAGAACGAAGTCAAAGGCGTACGCATCCGGGTTGAGTATGACGAAAGCGCAGAGTCACCGCGTACCGCATGGGATAACGTAGCAGCGTTCTGGTCAGACGGTATGCACCGCCGTTATAACTTCCACGAAGATGCGGCAGACGAGGTGCTGGCGCGCATCAAAGCGGCGATGCCGGTACCGGATGAACTGCTGGAGGACGGCAGCGATGTTGAGGTCATCCAGTGGCTGATGCAGAACGAGACGCCAGTGTCCAGCTACGTCATCATGCCAGTGTACATGTACGACCACAGCGGCCTGAGCTTTTCGACTGGCAAGTTCTCGTGCGGCTGGGACAGCGGCACCATCGGCTTCATGATGATCGACGTCGAGCGCTGGGATGCGCAGCATGGCGGCGAGTGGTCAGTGGAGAATGCCCGCCAGCGCATCGTCGATGAGGTGAAAGACCTCGATAACTATCACGTCTACGGGGCGTGTGGCTACATCATTGAGCGGTGCGAAGGCTGCGAGTGCTGCGGCCACATCGAGTGGGTGGAAGAGGATTCCTGCTGGGGAATCTACGGCGACCCGGAAGAACGTAAGGCGGCGCTGATGGATTACGTCGGTGACCAGTACCGCTATCTGCTGGAGGCTATGTGATGGTTGCTATTCCGAAGAAGTTAATTTGTAAGTGCAAGGGGTATGCCGAGTGTGAAGCCTGTAAGACTGGGCGGGAAACCGGGCAGCGTGTGTTCGACTCGAGCAGGGAGTATGACGAGTACATAGCTGGCCTGAATTCAGGCCAACCAGAGTGCACCGACTGGCAGCAGAAAGAGTACCGGGTGACGTGGTGTATCGACGTCAGCGCAGACAGCCCGGAGGATGCAGTGCATCAGGTGTGGGAGCAGTTCTTCCAGCGTGGACACACTGCAACCATCTTTGAGGTGCAGGAGTCCGGTGAGCCTGACAGTGAGATGATCGACGTGGAGTCGCCATTGTGAGCCGCACGATTGAAGTAAGCGAGATGGTCACGATGGTGGCCATTGTCGCAGAGCTGGTTAAGACGGGGCTGACGTTTCGGGTTCACGAACGCGGCACCTATTGGTTGATAGAGTTGCTGGGGGGTTACTGATGCCGAAAGTTAAATTGAAAGACCATCTCGAGCTGCTGGAGATCCTGCGCCTGTGGCTCGAGGACAACATCGACATGGACTCCGAGCTGGAGTTCACGGACGGTGTGACATCGGCTGACATGTTGCCTGTGATAAAGGCAGTCGAGTCACTGTTTGATATGCCGAAGGCGAAGCGTTGCGATCCACCGTGGCAGGAGTACCACCACGTGCCGGAAGTTATCGCTGAGATGAACCGCGCCGAGTCCCAGATCTGGAACGAGGCCCGGGACTATGTGTTGAACCGACTGAAAGGGAAGAGCTGATGCGCACGATCACTATCCGTATCAGGGCCGAAAGTGAAGACGGTGCCATCGCTGCGGCCGAGGCACTGCTGAATACCGTTTCGAAAGTGAAGGGGAGTACGACGATGAAGAAGGTGAGTAGCGTTATTGCGGTCGTCCTGCTGGCGAGTGTGCTGGCAGGTTGTGCCGGGAACGGCAACCATATCCTGCGCGAAGTGCCCAGCATCCAGCGCATCCTGAATGAGACACCACAACTGTAGAAGGAGAAGTGTGATGACCGCGATTGTGACAGGTATGTATATCTTTGCTGGCTTCCGCGACAAGCTGGTGGCCGTGGAAGCTGACGGCAATGAGTCAGGTGCCGAGACGATTAAGTCGGCGCTGGGCGGCGGGGAGATCGAGTGCGCGGTAACCATCTCCGGTTATGCGTTCTCGGCAGAACGTGTGGCCAACCTGGTGTATGACGAGAGCAGCGAGCCTGGCCCGGGCGTCTGGGAATATGAGGTGGCCGAAGAACTCGGGCGCTGGTTGGCGGATTATGTTTTGAGTGAAGGCGAAGCGCCGACGGACATGGAGTGGGAAGATGAGGTCGAGCGTCGCACCCGCCAGTTTATAGCACGGTCGGCCTGAATTCAGGCCAATGCGAGGTGAGTATGGCAGTGACGTACAGTATTCACAGCGGCACGCCGGGAGAGATCCCGGTGGAGCACACGGCACGCAGTGTCGACGCTGCTAAAACTGAATACCGTCTGTGGGTGATACAGGCATCACGGATTGGTAACACGTACGAGAACTCTTTCATGGACGTGGTGGATAGCCGGGGCAATGAGCACCGCTACGTTCCGGGAAGATGCGTAGGATCATTAAGGAGAGTGTGATGGAACTGGATTTGAACAGAGACTTCCTCCCGATGGGAGACCTGATCATCTGGCTGGATCAGATGGGCAAGACTGACCTGACGGTTCTCGATGAGGACGAAGCGCAGCTCTACGAAGAGGTGCAGCAGGCGGTGCTGATGGCCAGCCACATGGATGTGCTCGACGAGTTCGTCAGCTACGACCGCATCGACACATACTTAGACCAGCAGCTCGAGGATATGTACGGCAAAGAGGCAGTGGATTTTCTCGGTCAGTGGATGGACTGGGAGCGGTGTCACGAGGCGCTCGAGATGGACTGGGGTACCGTGACCATCGGCGAGCATGACTGGTGGTACCGTAAATGATCGTGAAGGCATACGGTATTGAGATACGCAACGTCACCGGCGGCCACTATGACTGGACGTTCTCGTGCAACGGTAAAGAATATCGTGGGTCGCTGAGTGATATGAAAACGCAGGCGTTAGCAAGCGCCTGTGCCAAACAGCAGGGCAAGAAAAAGCGAGGTGTCAAATGAGCCAGTACAGCAATCAGATTCAGCAGCATGTCTATAACAACCTGGGCGAGATCGAGGATCAACTGGGCGAAGTAACCATCAACAATGTGCAGGACGAGGTTCGCCGCACGCTGGAAGAGAACGACTTCTATCCGCCAGAGTTCAGCTACAACAACGAACTGCTGGACATCATCGTCGACCGTGAACTCGAGGATCCTGACTACGTGTGCTTCGATGGGATCGAGAGCGCGATGGAAGCGGTCAAGCGTGAAGCCGAGGCCATCGTGGACGCTACCTACCATGCGTACCTGAGCGCTGCTCTGGACGAGCTGGAAGAAGCGCTCGATGACGGGGTGGACATCCTCGAGAGCATGGGGCTGGAGGTTGAGAGCATCAAAGGTGGTGATGCCGGGTATGGCGACTGTGTGCACAACGAAGAACACGATGTGGGTACCGGCGGCAACATGTTCCTGTGGCGCACCTATAACGTGGCGCAGATCGACATCAACGGCATGTCATTCACGCTGTCACTGGAAGAACCGGAAGAGGATGACGAAGATGATCAAGAAAGCTAATGAGGTAAAACGCTATCACAAAAAGACGGTAGAACAATTCATGATGTACCTGCAAGACATAGGGCTTTCGGTTTACGGGCCTAGTATGACTTTGGAGGGCAAAGAACTGCCAGCACTAATGGACTATGATGCCGAACACATTGTAGCCCGACGCAAACATATTGACAAAGATACCTTATGGTCTTCGGAGGATGTGAGTGGCTGACGAAGACGCAAAGGCCCGGGCTGAATGGCTCAAGCCCTACCGCAAGGTAATGATGTTCCCGGCCACCAGCATATCGATCGAGGTGACTGGCCGGGAGCAGCCGATGTGCAAGCAGATAGCGGAGGCCATCGACATCATGGTGACCTTCATGCTGTGCAATAAGATCCACGGCAACAGCAAGAAGGCAATGCAGGCCTGCGCCCGGGAGCTGATGAAGCGGGTGAAGGACAGGCACAACTACCACTTCCTGCTGGAAGTATCGAAGGCCTGGCTACCGGATGCCCAGCTCAGGCAGAAGGTGCGACAGATGAAGGAGGCCGAAGCGAAAGCACAGGTCGCCATGAAGCGCGCCGGCGACTGGCCAGCGTGGATGGACGAGGAATAACTGGCCTGAATTCAGGCCGAATAAATACTGTAAGGGTACCCAGCGGTGCCCTTCGTACGATATAAAATTCAAGGAGTTGTGATGGACAATCGAATGAACAAGGTACAGTACAATGACTGCGTGCTGTACATCACCGACCGGGATCTGAATGACGTGTTGCTGAACGGCCCAGCGTACCCGGTGGTGCAGAAGCCATACCTCGAAGTGCAGATGGAGAACTGGTACAGCGCTGACTTTCCAGAAGGCGTAGAAGATGTCGGGCAGATGTTGAACTTCCTGTGCGACAAGCTGTTCAACATGCCGCCGGCGATGCGTGACCGCAGCCACGAGGACGTTTACAACGTGGTGCCGGCAGTGTGGTTGACGTTCGGTGAGCTGCCGCCGGCGCTCGAGAAGGAGGCCATCGAAGAGGGGTTCGACCAGGACGATGACCTGCGCTACCTCGTGTACAAGCTGGCCACAGGTGAAGAGACGTTCACCACCAGCGAGTGCATCATGCGCAGCGACGGCTTCTGGCATGGCACCTATGGCGTTAGCAACACAGCAGGTCAGGGCGTCTTAGATTTACACAGTGATCATTGGTTATTAGCCCTCATCGGGTAGGAGATTTTATGATAGTCAACCCAATCGGAAGAACCGAAGCAATCCGCGCGCTGAAAGAAGGCGACGTCATGTTCTGGACGTCACCGTTCATTAACCTGTCGACAGAGATGACGCACCTGCAAACGTCGGCGCGTCGACTGGGTGTGAAGGTGGCGTGCACGAAAGTCCTGGTGGTCGCCGAGGGTGAGATCCCGGAGGCCATCATCAAGGTGGAGCGTATCGAATGAAATTCAGTCCGAAGGCGAAGAGCTTTCTCGAGCAGGGCATGAACCTGCACCGCATGGTTGAGGAACGTCTGCGTGTTGAAGCGCAGGCGTTGAAGATCAGTATGGCCCAGTACGAAGAGTCGATGCTGGGTGAGATCCTCGACCGCGAGCTGGCCAACTGGCGGCAGCAGATATGGTTGCAGGAGACAGTGAACCTGCGGGAGTACCCGACAGTACACCGTCCTGATGGCAGCGTGAAGCGGGTATGTGTGTACATCAAAGGCCGCTGGGTTGGCGGCTACGATATCCGGGTGACGTTTGTCCAGGATGAAATCATTATCGAAGGAGTACAGTTACGTGAAGAGCCTGATTGTTCTGATGCTGGCGGCGCTGCCGGCGATAGCACAGAGCGTTGAGTACACGCAGTGTGACATTCGCATCGAGCTGGACAACGGAGAGAAGTTGCCGGTAGAAGAGAACGCCCTGCGGGTTACTGACCTGGGCCATGAGTATGTGGTGCACAGCGTGAAGCATCCGTACGTCAACCAGCCAAGCGGTGAGCTGGTGCACCGGGTTGCCGTCGGTGATGGCGTGGTGGTCGAGAGTTCGGAACCTAACGAGCATAACGGGTTTATCTATGCCCGTTCGAACGTGAAGGTGCCGGGGTATAAGCAGAGCTATGCGGTCTGGATGGACGGTGGCCTCATGCAGATGTTATGTAATTGACACAGGCTGACAAGCCGTCTACTATGGGAGGGTCAAACGCGAGGTGAATATGACTGAACAGGAACAGAACGACTTATACGATCAACGTATCGCAGAGTGGACTCAGCTCGACCGGGACGAACGCCTGCGCCGAGCTGCGGTGTATCAACAACAGTACCCGATGGGTGAGTACCTCTTCATGTATCGCAAGTACATGGAGCGAGGTATGGATCCCCTGGGTGCCTACCTCAAATGGATCTGGATAGACAAAGGTCTTTAATAAATTAAGGCCACCAGCTCGCAGTAGCCGGTGGCCTTCGCATAAGGTTTGTGACAACTATGCAAAAACAAGTATACGCAACGCTGGACAAAGCGCAAGCGATGGCCGAGTTTCGCGTCGGTCTTATGGGGCGACCGCTGTGGGTGTACGCAGTGGACGGTGGCTATTCCCTGACATCAAAGGGGCACCACCTGCGCCAGCCGCCGGCCGCGATGATCAGCGCCGATGAGTATGCACGTACTCGACCTCAGACTCAGCAGAACAGAGACGCATCTGCCGCGCCAGAGCGTGTGTACCGCGTGCTGTATTCGTTTAATTCCAACGCCTTCTCCCAGTTCTTCCAGAACGTAGACCCTAAGCTGCTGGGTCTGCTGATCGGGGAGCCGGGTAACTGTCTCATCATCAACGTCAGCCGCACGATGGACGGCGTGCAGGCACTGCGCCTCATCAACAGCCTGCGCCAGCACTCAGATGCGTTCGTCTGGTACAGCTTCATCTCAAAGAACACGATGATGGTGACCAACGGAGCCACGATGTTCGAGGCGCGCCAGCCACACTACAACGCCGACTACATTCATGCGGCAATGACTGCACCAAATAGCGAGGTGTCCCATGACTCATAAGAAAGAAACCAAACGCGACGTAGAGATCTCCCTGCAGCGAAGCAATCAGGACGACAAGAACGTGTCGTTCCGGGTGCGCCTGGATACGGGCCGGACAATCACGCTGACGATGTCGCCCTACTATTTTGCGCTGATGGTCACAGGCATGTCCGATGTGCCCGCAGAGATGACGCTGCGCAATGTCGAGGTGGTCGTTGCCCCACGCGGTACGGCGCAGGATAAAGAGGATGCCTATGCTGAGGCGCTGCGTAATGCGGCGCTGGGAGGTGGCTGATGGCCACACTGATGCCGCAGTTAGCGGTAGCCTATGCCCATCCCGGGAACCGTCGTCCACGCGGTAAGGTGTGGGAACAGATCAAGTGGCAGGAGTTTCAGGCATACCGTCGTCGTGAAGAACGTGCACGACGTGCTCGCCGGGGCTATGAGCCTGACCTGCCAGAAGGATGTGCTGGATGCGCCATTGGCAAGCGCTGGCTGTGGCGAGAGGACGTTGCCCTACGGGAACAGTTCGAAGGTGGCTGGTCACTCGAGGCTATGGCCGCAGCACATGAGCGTACGTTCGGTGCCATCATTGCGCGTCTGGAAAAGCTCAAGTATCTGCGCCGCACCCCATTCACACCGGGGCAAAGCCAGACAGTAATCTACAGTTTCATTGGTGCGAAGTGTGCCGGCAAGCAGCCGTACGCAGTGTATGCCCGGATGAACAGGAATAAGCAGTGGCGGGAGGTGACCGATGCCAAAGGTTAAGCTGGTGATGAAACGCTTGCGAGATGTCCAGCCAGGCGATGTGTATGTGGGGCGTGGTAGCTGGCAGTCAGTGTCGTCAGCACGTGAGGTACTCGAGGTAAGGCCATCGTTTAAGAAGCCCGGTAAGATGTCGCTGGTGTACCGGCTGGATGGCGCAGCGCAGAACTACGGTAAGGTGCGGCGCTGGCCAGACTTCTATGTCATCTGCTTAAAGGATCCATGCACGTGTTCCAGCATGGATTACTGCGAGAGATGCCTGTTACTAATGAGCAAGAGGTAGTCATGGATAGAGAAGTGGTAATCAGCCGTGAGGTTATGAAGATGCTAGAGCAGCACGAGAGGCAATTGCAGTCCGTACTGCAAAGTCAAACGGCACAGCTCGAGAGGGTGCTGCACCAGCACGAGCATCGCCTGGCCGAGATTATGCTGGCCGAGACACCCGTCCTGCAGGACGTGGTGCTGGGCGGTATGCAGCGCTGGCTGCAGGCGATCATCACAGAAGAGGCTGGCCTGGCTGACGCAGAAGATGCGCGTTGCCTGCTGCGTACCGTTAACCGTATGCGCAATACCATCTCTACGGAGGGGAAACTGTGACTGATAAGAATTTCATTGAAGGTAACGACTTCCAGATTATTGTTGTTCGTAAGGAGGATTAATGGCCAAAAGTAAGACGACGCCGGAAGGCAAGGTGAAGGAAAAGATTGACGCACTGCTGACCCAGCACCATGCCGAGTGGCTAAACCCGGCGACGTGGGGCATGGGCGAATCAGGCAAGTCCGATAAGGTGGTCTGTGCCTACGGCCATTACATTGCCATCGAGGCGAAGGCTGGGAAGAACCAGCCGACAGAACTGCAACGTGCCGCGCTACGAGCCACGTTGGATGCCGGCGGCAGTGCTTGCGTCATCAATGAAGAGACGCTGCCGCACCTGGCCGTAATGCTCGACCGTCTGAAAGATGATGAGCGTCATGGTATCCGCTCGATGAAAACGGTCATCCAGCCTGACCATGTGAACATCTTCCAGGAAACCGTATCCCTTAACCCCGAGGACTTCGAATGAAACTGAACCATTCCAACTATGTATCCCTGGTAAATGATCTGGTGAGCACCTTCGGTAACCTGCCATCATTCGCCAGCGAAACCGAAGTGCGTGCCAACATCGAGAAGCTACTGTACATCCACGGTGTCGGTATTGATCATGTGCCCGCACCAGTAGATGGCGACCGCGATGAGTTCGCGAATCACCAGCCGGTCATCGACATGTGCGAGCACGTTATCAAAGCGGCGGCGCGCGCGGGCATTGAAGGTAACGAGATGTTGACCCTCAAAGCCAACGTGCTGAACGTCGCCGATCGCATGAGCGCTAGGATTCTGTCGCTGCGTACCGCGGTGTCGAACCGTGAGGCTGACTTGAGAGAAGCACGTGGCCAGCGTGTCCCGAAAGCTGGACGGTTAGCCCCAGTCGCAGGACTGGACGATGCGTACTCATCCCTGCGCCGCGTACTGGATGCCGCATACGACCAGGCGGCCACCGGCAAGGGCGCTGAGCGCCATGCTAACGCACGTTCGTTTGAGTCCCAGCCGATGCAGAGCATCTCGGATTTGCTGGGCGACAACCACGGTCTGCTGTTCCAGGCGGTCAAAAAGATTCAGGAGTCCACACGCCTGCCGCACTATCGCCGGCGCGAACGTGAACTGCTGGGTGCCATTAACTACATTGCCGGTGCGATCATCTTTGATGTGAACCACTCGGCCCCGGAGGAAACTGATGCCGCGGATTGATGGTGCTGACCAGGTTATCGCTGGTCTGGAAGCGAAGATCGATAAGCTGGTTGCCGACAACAAAGCGCTGCGTGAAGAGAACGCGCAGCTCAATGACGAGCTGGACGCCATCTATGCAGAGCCGCAATGGTTCTCGCATCGTGGTGACTACCTCGTTATCGTGGCGGTCGTCTGCATCCTGGCGGCCGCCGGTTATTACGTGGGCAAACTGAGAGGGTGGTGGTGATGACCCAGAACTTACCCGACGCGCCGGTACCACGGCGCAAACAGATCCTGCCGGAAGGTGTCATCCGGGCGAAGGATAACGTCGACGACTTCTCGTTCTCGCAGAAGAGCCGACAGTCCGAAGCAGAGCACAACATGGGCTACTACCTGGCCGAGCTGAACAACCGCAATCAGGAGCTGGAGAATCTGGTTGAGCAGCAGGACAAAGACCTGGCCGCCCTGCGCAGGGAGAATGCTGAACTGCGTGAGCGCAGCATGAAGGTGGTGACCGCAGCAGCGCCAGCGGCGCTGCCTGACTTTAGCAATGCGTCACGTATTGCTCGCCAGCGCAAGCTACTGGAGGACAAAGACAGTGAGCTGAATCACCTGCGCAATCAGGTTAACCATCTCAATGGCGAATACTCTACGGTTGCCCAGCAGCGTAATGAAGCACGTGAGCTGCTGCGTACATCACAGGCGCAGCTTGACCTGGTACGGGATGAAAGTCGTATGCAGCGGTCACGTTTGGACATAGTTACCAATCACCGGGATGCGTGGCGTTTGGCGGCAGTCATGTTTGCGATAGCTTTTGTCGGCGCACTAATTTTAGGAGGGTGATGTGTCATTCAACCGTAAGATGACGATGGGCTTACCGCCCGTCGTACTGGACTGGGAAACATTTTATGATCCCGCCGATAAGTACAGCCTCACCAGCATGACGTACGAAGAGTACGTCCGTGACCCCCGCTTCCAGGAGATCCTGTGTTCGTTCTACCTGCCGGAAGAGGGCGAGCACTGGTACGCTGTGGGGCACAAGAACATCGCCGCTGAGCTGCGCGCCCTGCGCCTGCATGAGTGCGCGGTGGTGGCACATAACTGCGTGACTGGAGATCACGAAGTGCTAACCACTGCAGGTTGGGTACGCTTCGACCAGCTCCAGGATGGTGTTGAAGTATTACAGGTCGATGTGAGTACAGGTGAAGGGAGCTTTGTAGTACCGAACAAGGTTATCCGCAACTCGTATGAGGGTGAGATGCTGGCGTGGGATTCGCGTTATCACAAAGGTATCTATACCCCAGCACATCGTTTTTACTACAGCACTCCCGACCGTCATGACTGGCGGGAAAAGACCGCAGAAGACATCTCACAGCTTGGGGCTAACAATGTTTACTTGCCGGTAACATACTGGCGGGAGGGGAAAGGTGATCAGTTACCTTTACCGCCAGAAGGCCTGCGCTTGCTCGAGGCGGTGCGAGCTGACGCACGGATAGAAAAAGGGCACATCAAGTTTCACATTAAGAAGCCTCGTAAAATTGAACGGCTTAAATGGTTATTGGATGTACTGGATATTTCATACTCTGAACGTCAGACCCCACGCGACACAGTGCATATAGGGTTGCACCACGGCCCAATAGTTAATGTCATCGTTAACTATCTGACAGAAGATAAGAGCTACCCCACGGCCGTACTCGAGCTACCATTATGGCAGCGTAAGGTTCTGGTGGACGAGATGCGGTACTGGGATGGGCATTCTCCAGAACGCGGTGAGGGATTTAGTGTATCGTCTGCAAAAGCTGCTGAGATTGAACTATTTACACATCTGGCGCGGTCATGCGGTTTTATGGTTAGCGCTGTGAGTTATGATCAGCCTAACACACGTGGGTACAGTCGCCCAGATGGTGTCTTGTCATCGTTGTATATCCGGGATAAAGCGCGAGTCAAGTTACAGTATGCTCCCGAACGTATACACTTTAACGGTACCGTATATTGTGTGAACGTCCCCACGGGTGCATTCCTTGTACGTCGTAATGGTGCCGTATGGGTAACAGGTAACTGTAACTTCGACGGCTTCATCCTGCGCGATGTGCATGGCATCGAAGCTGCGGAGTACATCTGCACCCTGGCGATGGCTAAGCCTCACGTCGGGGCGAAGCAGTCGGTAAGCCTGGCTAAACTGGCAGAGCTTATTGGCCTGCCGGCGAAGGGTAAGGAAGTCGAGAACGTGATGGGTATGCGGCTCGAGGACTTTACCCCCGAAGGGTTGAAGCGGTACGCCGCGTACGGCCAGCGCGATGATGAGTTGTGCTGGGGGATCTTCATGAAGTTCCGGTCGTTCTGGGATGACATGAGCATGGAGATCATGAGCGACACCATCCGCTGCGGCGTGGTACCACAGTTCCAGGTGGACGTGCCGCTCCTGCAGGGGTACCTGCCGCTGCTTGAGAAGCGTCAGAAGGATCTGGTTGACGAGCTGGCCAAAGACTTCGGCATGAGCGGTGAAGAGATGTCGAAGGCGCTGGGCAGTAACCCGAAATTCGCAGCGTGCCTGGAACGCCTGGGTGTTGAGCCGCCGACGAAGGTGTCGGAGAAAACTGGGAAGACCTCGTTCGCTTTTGCTAAGACGGACATGGGGTTCAAGGAGCTGCTCGAGTCCCCGGATGAACGTGTCGTCACCCTGTGCGAAGCGCGCATGGGTAACAAGTCATCCATCGGTGCCAGCCGCGCGCAGCGGCTCATTGACATCGGCCGCCGCGGTCGACTGCCGATGCCCCTCGATGCGTTCGGTGCCGGCACCAGCCGCTGGACTGCGTTAGGCGGCCAGAAGATCAACTGCTTTACGCCTGGTCATGAGTTGCTCACACCTGATGGGTGGGTTGCGGTCGAGGATTATATCCCTGGGACACCGTTAGCGCAGTGGTGGCCATCCGGGAAGATTAACTTTGACCGGAACCCCGGGTGGCTGGTGAAGCCTTATAGCGGGGACGTCATTGATATTGATGCACCTATGGTGTCCGCAACGGTGACGCCTGACCACCGTCTGTGCTATGTGTCTCAGGCTAACGGGCAAATCGTGCATCGCACTGCGCAGTGGTTGGCAGAACACTCCGGGATGGACAGTATACCTGTCACAGGCATCGTGGACACAGAGGATGCTCCTGTACTCGATGCAGAGTTGAGGTATTTAGTGGCACTACAGGCTGACGGTAGTGTGACGAAATCAGGCGCGCATACCTTCGGCTTTCGTAAGCCCCGAAAGATAGCGCGGTTGACGGAGATACTGGATAGTTTTGCCCGGGGTTCGTACCGTAAGACGGAAGGACACACCACATATTTTGGGTTGACTAAGAAAGCACAGACGTCGTTTATTGCACAGACAGGTAAAGGCTTTGGCCCGTGGTTGCTGAAACTTAGTGCGCGACAGTTGAATATCATATGCGATGAGGTACGGTTCTGGGACGGTAACGCGAACAGCAATAACGGTATGCTGGAATTTAATGCTGCAGACAGGGCACAAGTATTGTGGCTGGATACGGCGCTGCGGCTCTGCGGCAGACGTGGTGCAGTCTATGAGTATCCGAGACAAGCCGGGTATGATGCTGTGCACAGGCTGTATGAACGTAAGTCTCCGTGGGGTAGTGTTGACACCTCGCGGCAGGTATCTCGTGTGGCGTATGAAGGGCTGGTTTACTGCCCGAAAGTGGATGCGGATACAGTAGTGGTGCGTCACAGGGGGCGTATCTTTATGTCTCCGCAATGCCAGAACTTCCCCAAACGTGGTGGCGACATCACCCTCCGGCAGTCCATCATGGCCCCGCCCGGGTATCACGTAGTCACCTGTGACCTTAGCCAGATTGAAGCGCGCCGTATGGCCGCACAGTCCGGGCAGTGGGATCTGGTTGAGCAGTTCAAACACGACCTCGACCCTTACTCGATCTTCGCCACTGAGCTGTACGGATACCCGGTATCCAAACACAATGGCAAAAAGAAAGAACGTAACGTTGGTAAAGAGTCCATCCTGTCCATGCAGTATGGTTCCGGCGGCCGCGCGTTCTGGCTACGTCTGCGTTCGGCATACAACATCTACCTCGAAGAAGATTTCTGTGTAGAGGCAGTATGGAAATACCGTCGCAAGTATAAGCACATCACAGATTTCTGGAACCGTTGTGACCAGGCCATCAAAGTGATGCGCTTTGGAGGTGAGTTCGCCTTCGGTGAGAATGATGCGTACCTGGCAGTGAAGGGCGGCATCTACCTGCCGGATGACTACTTCCTGAAATACGACCAGATAATCGAGGTTGAGAACAAAGAGACCGGCAAGCATGACTTGATGTACATGGACAGGACGAAGCGTTCACTGCGTCGTCTTTACCGGGGCATCGTTGCAAATAACGTGACACAGGGAAGCTCGGCACGTATACTCCAGAATCATATTAAGTGGCTGCGAGACGAAGGCATCTTCATGTGCGGGACAGTGCACGATGAACTGATCTTCCTGGTGCCGGACTACGACCTGGAGGAACAGTGCGCACTTATCGAGAGCACGATGAAGCGCGTGCCGGCATGGGCAGAAGGTACCCCTGTCGACTGCGAGCTGACCGTCGGCCCGAACTACGGTGACCAGTATGACTTGCCGATTTACCTCGAGGGTGGGTGCACCAAGCTGGGTGCCGAAGCTGTCATTCGTGAGCGTAAGCGGCAGGCTGCAAACTAAGCGAGGAACTATGCAAGAGATCAAACTCATCATCAATGAAGTAGACGGCAAGGTTAACCTGCGCGTCGAGGGGATGCCCAGTGATGTGCACACCCGGCTGGCATCGCCGGCGCAGAATGTGACCGTCGCTGAGCGCCTGGCGCTGGTGGCGATGGACGCTACCATCAATGCCCTCGAGGGCTTCGGCTTATCAGAGGGGGACGCGGCCAATGGGTAACATCATAATCAGTGGTACCGCGATCGAGAACCTGGCCGAAGCGCTGGGCGTCGACTTTAATAAGCAGCACAACAGCGGGTACATGGGGCCAGACAACGAGCGCGGTCTGTTCGTCGAATGCGTGGCTGACAATGCTGGTTGCATCACGAACTTCCTGGACGACAATGCGGAGCTGTACATTGTCGACGAGGATAAGTTCGTAGCGGCCTTCGTCGGCACCTTGCTCACGTACCGGGAGTTCGAGCGGGAGGTGGAGGATGCGCAATAAGATCCTCATCACTCCGCAGGAGATGAAGGATGTGCTGGCGAATCCGCATGGCCACGATGTAGTGTGGCCAACCGCGGCAGACAAAGCACTGGCGCTGTCGTTCACGAAGATTGAAACCTTCGAGACGTGCCCCCGCCAGTACGCTGAGAAGTTCATCTGGAAAACGGTACCGTACAAAGAGACGCCTACCACCCGCTGGGGTAACCAGGTGCACAAGGCGATGGAAGATTACGTGCTGAATGGTAAGCCGATTACCGATAAGCAGATCAAACCATTCGCCTCTGTCGGTGATGCGCTCATCGCCAAAGAGAATAACCTGCACGACCGTGGCATTCTGGTGCGGCCGCTGTTCGGTGAGCAGGAGTGGGCGTGTGACCTGACCATGCGTGAGCATAGCTGGTTCGATAATAACGGCGTGTTCCTGCGCGGTAAGGCTGACTGCGGTATGGGTACGCAGAACACCCTGTTCTTGTATGATTACAAAACGGGCCAGGGCAGCAACCCCAAACCAGAACAGCTCGAGCTGATGGGGCTGATGGCAATGGCACAGAGCAACCTGGTACCGCCAACCGTTAAGAAGATTGACGGCACGCTGCTGTATCTCGAGGCGCGCAAGACGGTACCGTTCTCGATGCCCACCGTCGAGTACAAAGAGCGCTGGGTGAAGTGGGTGAAGCGTGCGTTCGTCATCCTCGATGCGTACCAGCGCGACTCCTTCCCGGAGAAACAGAGCGGCCTGTGCCGCAAGTGGTGTGACTGCTTTGACTGCCCGTTCAATGGGCGCAATGCAGACGGTACCGACAAGTGAACGTGTTCGATGAGCTGCGCTTAGTGCAGCTCCAGCAGGACGTCGATGAGTTGAAGTTCATGGTAGGCATACTGCTGGCCGCCATGTTCCGGCACGACGATAAGCTCCTGCAGGAACCCGAAGCGATCATGGATTTGATGGAACACTTTACCAACGAGGTGATAGTCCGTGGCAGAGAACGAGGAAACAGTCGACCCGTTAGTGCAGCAGATGATCAAGAGCGATGCGCTGATCGCCGCACTGGGTCAGGTACGCGACGACCTGCGAAAGCAAGCCAACCAGATAGACGCCGTGATAAACATGGCGTCAAAGCTGGACGAAGTGACGGGCATGGCCGACGCACTCCAGGGCGGCGTCGCCGCATCGAAAGGTAGGCTGATTAACCTGATGAAAAAGATGTACCCGGAGCTGGCCAACGCCAGCGATGAAGAGATTATCAAACGAGTAGGAGGCGTTAAGTCGTGAGCCGCGTTGTCTTTACCCCTGAACTTGTGCGGGAGCTGATCGATTATGACCCTGAGACTGGGGTGATGACGTGGCGGGAGCGCCGCGCACAGTTGTACCTCGACCTGGTGCCGGGGATCTCAATGGAGGCGGCGCTGTCCCGCGCTGGCCGATTCAATATGACATGGGCTGGCCGGGAAGTTGGTACCGACCAGGTGTACAAGAGCGTCAACCGGCGCGTGCGCATCTCGTTCGGTAGTGGCATCACTGCCGTACGCAAGAACGCCACCACGGTAGCGTGGATGCTGGGTGCCGGCCGCGAGCCGCAGTCTGGCAAAGAGGTGATCACCTGGGACGGTAACCCCCGGAATTTAGCTGCAGAAAATATCGTCGAAGTATCAACGCCTGTCCGGTACATACTGGAGAACCCCGCAGCCGGATTGATTCAGCGTCAGGACGGCAAGTGGACGTGGGTTATCAACCACACGAACAACCGTCTGCGCGGCACCGGCGAGGGCTATGATGACAAGCAGGCCGCCAGGGCCGCGCGCGATGAGAAGCTGGCTGAGCTGGGACTGGGCGACATCACCCGGTTAAGCGATGTGATCAATGGCAAAGATTGAGATTTACAAACAGAAGCTGCTGGTGGTTAACGGCACACCAGCAGAACTGGAGAAGATCAGGACACTGCCGAAATACTGGGACTTGCCAAGCGGCGACGCAGTTGCAGTCCCCTGGACATACGAGGACTCAGCGTGGTTGACGGCAATGGGATACCCGTCAATCAGCCCGATGCCTCTGCAGTACGACTTCCCATGCCCACCGAACTGGACGGCAATGCGTCACCAGATACGCATCGCTGACTTCCTCATCCGCAACCGTCGCGGCTACTGCCTGGCGGGTACCGGTACAGGCAAGACCGCGAGCGTACTGTGGGCAGTGGACTATCTGTGGCAGCTCGGGCACATCAAACGTGTGCTGGTCTGCTGCCCGTTATCGGTCATGCTGGATGCGTGGGGGCCAACGGTACCGAAGCTATTCTTCACCCGTCATGCGGTGGCTACCATCCGCGGCGCACCGGAGAAGAAGCGCAGGCTGGCGACGTCGGACACATTCATCCATGTCATCAACCCGGATGCCCTCGAGGGTGTGCACACGGAGCTGATGAACAATAACTATGATGCGATCGTCATTGACGAGAGCACGATGATTAAGAACAAACAAACGAATCGCTGGGCGCTGATGAAGCCGCTGGTGGACAGAGCCACCTGGTCGTGGCAGTTGACCGGGACACCATGCCCACAGGGGCCACTCGATGCGTATGGCCAGCTCGCCATGTTCAACCGCTTCGAGGTGGTGGACGGGCGGCACATGTCATTTAAATACTGGCAGATCGCCACGCAGATTCAGCTCAATAAATTTAAGTGGGTGAACAAACACGACTGGCAGCAGACCGTTGCCCGTTACATGTGGCCTGCTATTCGCATCAACACCAGGGATTGTATCGCCCTGCCGCCGCGCACTGACAACCGCCGGTGGATAGCACTGACGAAGTATCAGGAAGCGGCCATCAAGGCGCTGATCAAAGACCAGAACATCCGGCTCGGCGGTAAGGAAGTCACTGCCCCGAACCGCGCTGTGCTGATGAACAAGCTGGCGCAGATATGCTGTGGCGCTGTGCTGGACAAGGACGGCGAGCCTGTAGAGCTACAGCCCACCAGACGCCTGGAGGAATGCAACTACATCATGGGCCAGGCCGAGGGCAAGGTGCTCATCTTCGTACCGTTCCGCGCCGCGGTGCAGACGGTGGCTGAGTACCTGCGCAAGCAGGGGTGGAAGGTAGCTACGGTGGAGGGCAGTACGCCAGTCGGCCAGCGCCAGG